TGTAAGATTATTAGCAGGATATATTATACGCTTTACTCCTAGTGTATCTATAGAAGATATTCTAACATAATTTACATAGTCTTGAGGTATAATAACAGAAAGACTAGGTGGTATTGTTAACTCTTGTGATTTAATACTTTTTAAAGTATCGTAACTAAATTCTTGTAATCCTCTTTTAGCATGAAATATAATGTCACTTCTTTTTATATGAGGTATTAATTTACTTTCTCCTACGTAAGCAACTATAAAATTATTAACAACATCTGTTATAGTTGTATAAGCATATCCTCCGTAATTCTCTTCAACTGTTTCACCTGTAGCGTTTCTAGCACCAAAAGAACCACCGTCTAAAGCTTTCATTTGAATTACTATATAAGTGTTTATTGCTAAATTTGCTGGAATAGTAATAACATTGTCAACAACTGTATACGCTAATATATATTCAGTATAAGTTACATCATCTGCGCTAGTATATAATTTAAAATTATTTAAAGTATAATTTGCTTGCGCTGGATCAAAACTACCTAGTATTAAATCAATATTAAATGTTGAAGTAAAAGTTTGATTCTGACCAGCGACAGAAATAAATCCTTGTGCGCCTGCGTAATACTGTTCATTTGTTTCGACGATTAACCCGCCATTTGGTAAAGGCATATCTTATGTTTTTGAGTTTTGTTCTTCTTGTTGTATTTCTGCTGATGCTACTTGTATAATAGTTGGATCACTTATTATAACACCTGCATAAAATAATATTTTTAATATAACATTAGTTTGTTCTGTTACATTTAATTCAAAGTTTATAGACGTAGCTGAATATAAAAATTGACCAAACGTTCCTAGGCTATAGTTCCATTGCACGTCAGCAGGTTTAGATAAATAAGATATATTTATATCATTAGCTAAAACTATGCTAGTCGGAAATACAGATAGAGTAGGATTAAGCGGTGTAGCTGGTGCACCTGCCTCATATAAGTATATAGGAAAATTAGTTGTTGGTTGTGTCAAAGGAGATAGAAGTAGTTGTGTTATCTCTTTTCTTTGTAGGAATGCACCTATTGTTCTGTTTCTGTACATTACAGAACCTAGTTTATATAAATCTGAAAATGGTCCATTAGCATTTGCTGCGTAATCAAACACAGTTAGGAAAAACGGATTAGTTCCAGTTATTGCGCCAGCATTTGTGGCGTTGTTGATGTATTTTTGAAAAGGCTGTAGATTTTCTTCTATGTTATTAACTCTATTAGCATACTCTGTATCATTTTGTGGACGTCTTAATTGTTGATTTAAATCATCAAAATAATCTTCAAATATTTCTAACTGAACTTGAGTAGCTACCCTGTTAAATTCATCAGGCGTCATGTAACCTCTCTGTTGTTGGTTAAGTATTAATAAGACTGTCTTATAAACAGTATCTACGTTTATTGCCATTTGTGTATTTTTATTATAATATTGGGCCCGAGTGATCGAGCCCTATATTAGTATTACTTGTTTTTATAGTTTTTTATCTATAGACTTGTAAATTTCTACACCTTCGTCAGTTTTTAAGAAAGCAGCAAATGCACTGAATGGATTTTCATCAAACGGTACGTTCATTAATTTTCTATTATTTGAGCCCCAATGTATTGTTCTTTGGTCTGCAGATAAATTTATAATATTAGCTTCAGCAGCTCTTATTGCAAAGTTTCTAAGTTGAACATTTTCATCTTTTGCTAAGTTAATAAATAAAACTGGATCTCTTTTAGCAAACAATAATAAATCTCTTTTAAGTTCTTTAGAACTCATTTCATTTACTTTTGATCCTATTTCAACTCTTAATATAGCTTCAGCATGATCTACCTCCATATGTCTAGCTGCATTTAATGCGTCTATTTGAAGATCTAATTCTAACAAATCATCTTTAGCTTCTTCTTGCGCGCTAAATTCTTCGTATAATTTTCCTTTTAAAGGGTGATACAAAGATAATAATTTTTGTAAGTTTTGTTTACTTTTTGGAACCATTAAAGTACCGTCATCAAAACGTATATGACCCATTGTAGCTTCGCCTTTTTGCTCGTCTACTAATGGAGAGTCTTGATTTGTCGCGTATCTTATTTCTCTCTGCGAACCTGTCTTTTCATCAAAATAAAGTAAAGCATGTTTTCTAGTATGCTTACCTGGTATTGTTAATGTTAATGGTGTTTTATTGTTTGATAAATAGTAAACTCTATCTTTTAATTCCCAACTTGGTTTAGTTGGTTTTGGTGCTACGTATGTAGCTACCGGTTGAGTTGCAACCTCAACAGTTTCTGCTTTAGCTTGTTTAGCCATAATATAATATAATTAAATAGTTTAAAAAAAAATAAAAACCCCCGCCGTTTTGACGGGGATAATTATTATGTTGACTTATTATAGTCCTCTGAATAATACAAAGTTGTTAGCAGCTTGAGTTACTAAACATCTTTCAGATAGGAAGTTAACTTCCATAGCATCAAGAGTTGAAGTAAATGCTCCACCTGCAGAACCAGTTAACCAAGACTTCATACGTCTGTCATCTCCTTGAGAAGCTCTGTAACGTACGTGTAAGAATGGTCTTCTGATGTTTGTTCCTAAGATTTGATCGTAAACCGTAGAAGTTCCAGCTGGTACTAATACACCTTCAATTGAATTAACTCCAACGATTCCACCTCTTGTAGAAGCATCATTTAAGTATTTCCAATCAGTTTTGTAAAAGTCATAAGAACCTCTTCTGAAACCACTAAAACCTAAGTTTAAAGCCATTTCTTCAGAATTTTCGAATAAACCGAAAGCAGTTCCACCGTTTGCACCATAAGAAATTGCAGCTAACATATCATCAAAATCAAGAGATGTTTGTCTCTGTAAGAATAACATGTTTTCTTCAATAGCACCTTGAGTATCAAGATTCTTAAGTATTGCATCAAATTCACCAAGTCCGTTAGCAGCAGTAAATCCTACTTCTACGTTACCTCTAGCTTGAATAGCAGCAAATAAACCTTGTGTACCTCTTTGAGTAGCTGGATTTAAAGCAGAACCATTTAGTTCACCTTCAATCATTGCCATCTCTAAGTAATCTTCAAAACGTAGTCTTGTTTCAGACTCAGCTTTTAAGTACCATAAGTATCCAGAAGTTCCGTCTTCAGTTGCAACTTCAACCCAACCTATTTGAGCCATATCAGATCCACTAATAGTGTATTGATTTCTGATGATGATAGGAGAATTAGCAAACTGAGTAAGTACTGGGTCAATTGAAACTCTCGTTCCAGCAACCTGAACACCCGTAGCTTGAGTACCTGTAGCAATGTTAGATCCTTTTCCGTAATCAGAACCATATACAAATACTTTCAATCCTGTAAGAGCAAAACCTTGAGCGGTTAAAGCTGCTCCAGCACCTGAAAGTGATTGAACTGAAATAGTTCCACCTACACCTGTTGTAGATGCAGTAACGATAGCTTTTGCTTCTAGTCCAGAAACTGGATCTAAAATAACAACCGTATCATTTATAGATATAACGTTAATAGCAGTTGCAATACCTGGTGATAATGCTATCGCAGATACTGTTGTTGCTCCTACAGTAGCTTGCGTACATGCTAAGTAAGATATGTGTAATCTATTTTGTTCCGACCAAATTACCTGATCAGATGTCATTGGCATTTCAGCGCCAACCATTTTTAAAAATCCAGATAACGTTCTGTTTCCATAACGCTCTACTTCTTGTTCGTAGATTTCTGGTAAATATTGCTGAGCGAAATCTGCGCCAGCGCCAGTGTTAAATTGTAGGTAATTCGACTGCAACAATTGTTGTGTTTGCGACGGTATTACACTACCAAATTGAGGACTTAATGCCATAATTTTATGTGTTTTTTAGTTAAATTTTGTTTTTTTAATTCTAAGTTTTGACGAGTCCATACCACTAACTGCTTTTACTTTTAATCCACCTATAAACACTTCGCCTGAACCTTGTGTTCTTGCTTGCGTTGATGATGGGTTTTTAGAACTACTGATAACTTGTTTTACAGCATCAGCTTTTCCTTGTTCGTAAAAATGATTAGCAATTTTATCGACGTTGTCAGCGGCGTATATAGCTTTGTGATAACCAGATGTATCTTTAATGTCACCGTTTTTATCTAAGAACTTCTTAGCTAAATACTCAATGTTTGATTGATTTTCTGAAATCTTTTCAGGATTTTGAACGTTGTACTTAAATTTTTTATCACCAACATTGATATCAAAACCTTTGAAATCTTGGCTAAATAATTCTTTAGTACTTTGTTTAAATCTTTCTTTTTGTTCTTGTGCTACAGTTTCTCGCTCTTTGTAGCGGTTAAAAAACTCTGTTGCTTTTGCTTGCTCTTGGGTAACACCAGGTCTCAACTTGATTTCCTCGTAATATTTATCCTTTAAGTCATTCAAAAACCCTTTTGCTTTTGCAACCTCTTCTTTTTTAGCGAGTTTCTTTTTACGGACGTCACGCTCCTCGTCCAAGTCTTCATCAAAGTCAAAGTTATCTTCCATGATGAATCCTATTTCTTCCTCGTTTAAATGAGGTTTTGCTTGTTTATAATACTCTTTCAATAAAGTATTTTGATCAACGTCAGAATAATCTGCGTTTAATCTTGTATAATCTTCTATAGTACCACCAGTGTCTTCCATAAAGCTAACTAGCTTTTCAATGTTTTCTGGTAGTTCTTTGCCTAATACTTTTTCGTCACGTAAAGCTTCTTTAACTTCTTCAGTAACTTTTTTAATTTCTTCTTCTGTTACTTCGGATAATGGGTTAAATTCTTCAGTAGCCTGTTTGGACTCTGATACTTGTTCGTCCACCTTAGCGCTATCTCCGGCTTGTTCGCCCACAACCACTTCTTTTGTTTCTCCGATTTGAATGGCATCTTCTTCTTTTTTAATTTCAACCTTAGTTACATTGCTTTCAATTTCAATTAAAGGTTCTTTAGGATTAATAACAACTTTAGTTGTATTATCTTTTTGATTTGCTAATTGTTTAGGTTTTTTAGTTTTAATTTTAAATTCACCTTCCTGTTTAACAGGTTCATTTGTTTTTACTTCTGACATAATATAATATAATTAAATAATTAATAATTAAGCTAATGGCGCTTCTTGTGGCACCATGCCTTGATCTTCAAAGTTTTTAGGTAAAGAATCATTTTGTCTTTGACTAATTAATTCACTTTGTTGTGTAGCTTCCATTTTGCTACGTTTATCTTTGCGATTTTCAATTTCACCTTCTTTCTGAGTAGTGCTTTGAACATCCATTTGTTTTAGTTGCATATCAAATTTAAATTGCATTTGCATTTTTTGTTGCTCTAATTGAGCAGCAGCTTGCATACGCTGTAATTCCATTTGAGATTTAGCTTGCTCAAATTGAACTTTAGAGCCGTTTATAGCTTCTTGTTTTTCAACTTCAGCCAATGCTGTTTTTTCAGCTGTACCTGCTTGCGCATCTGCTTGAGCTTGTATATTGCTTTGCTGAACAGCTTGATCTTGTTTAGCTTTTTGTTTACGCTTTATCTTTAGCATTTGATTAGCTAGTTTTAAATTATGTATTTGACGTATGTCAATAACATCTTCTAAATCAAGACTACCTTGTTGCAAGGCCATTTGCATGTTGTTTTCTAATTGAGCTTTTTCTTCATCATCTGGTTCTAATTGTAAGTATATTCCAAAATCATGAAGATTTAATCTTTGAATTTGATCTAACGTTGAAACGTTATAAGTAGATATAGAATTAACTAATGATTCAGACGTTAAAGGATAAGCTAAAGCATCTGCTACTTTTAAAGCTATGTTTTCAGCTATTTTTAAAGTTAAATATAGACTTGACTGAACAATATGTTTAGTTGCTACATTAGAAGCATTTGCTGCCATTTTTTGTAGACCAACTAAAGTACTTTTATCAGGTAAACTACCATCTCTAGCTTCGTTAAGTCCTGTCACATCTCTTATCATTTGTAAATAATACTGATAAGTTTGTATTAAACTTTGAATTTTAGCTTGGCCACTAGAACTTGTTAATTCTTGAACTGGCACTCTACCTCTGTTCATTTCACCATCTTGATTAAGTGATCTACCAACTATCGAACCAGTTTGGAAATACATGTTTAATGCTTCTGCTGGATTGTAGTTTGTACCGTTACCTAAATCAACTTCTGCTAAACCATCCATATCTAAGAATACACCGTCTGGAACTAGTCTAGACATAACCTGTTGTAGTTTAAGATGCGTTAGTTGAATCATATCAGCAAAGCCAATACATTTACTAACCATTGATTCTATTCTTCCTTTGTACATTCTAGGCGCACATATAGCGTAGTTCATTTCTACTTTTGTAGTGTCGGCAAAAGGTCTTGTCATGTTCTCTGCCATTTTCCATTGTAACAAAGTATTACTACCTAGTACTTTTGCTCCTGAGTATAAAACTTCAATAGTTCTTGACACTCTTTCAAATCCATCGTTTTCTGGTGGATTAAATTGATCATCTTTCTCTAAAGCTTTTTCTAAACCTTGTGGAGTTTTCTTTATTTTAAATACTTGATTTGAATAACTTTTATATTCAAAATACATTACCTGAACAGTGTTTTCATCATAATTACCCCAACCAGTTATATATTGTCTATTACCTGGCATTTGTTGTATTCTCTGAAGTTCTTCTTCTGATATATTTGGAAATTCTTTTTTAAGTTCTGGTATAGTTATTGATTTAACTTCACCAACATAGTATATGTCTTCAAAATTAGGATCTTCAGTATATGAATAAACCATATAAGCTGGATCTACATAATCAATTGTTATTCCTTCAGCTGTATTAAAAGAAGTTTTGCTTGCTGCAATACCTAACACTGTTAAATCCATGTTAAGTCTACGTCTTATTAAGTCATATTTATTTTGAGCTAATACACCTGATATAGTTTCTTCTTCTGCTATTTCAATAGCTTGCTTGTAAGATAGCTGCATATGAAGTTCTAGTTCTTCTTCACTACCTGGTAATGTTGAAGGAGAGCTTTGATACAAATCCATACCTAAGGTTGTTTTAACCATATCTAAATACTCTTTAGATAGCATGTCTTCATATATCTTATTAGCATACTTAGTTCTTTTTTTAACTGAACTAGGATCTTGAGCGTAAGCTTTGATATCGTAAGTTTTTTGAGATATACCATTTACAACTATATCTACAAACTTAGATAATATAGGAACAGGTTGCCAGTCTAAATTAAGATAAGACAAATCACCATTAATAGATAATTCATCTTTATATTTTTTAGTAGACTGTTCTCCACGAGCATATAATCTTAATTGGTGAAAATTATTCCAATTAGTTAAATATCTATTACCATTAGTTCTACCTTGGTCAAACCATTCGTTTTCAATAGCCATTGCAACTTGGCTCCCATATTCCAATGTAGATTTCTCTTGATCACTAACTACTTGGCTAGGAAAAGCACTATTGCTATTCGTGTATATATTCATTTAACTTATAATTTTTGATATAGTTCCTTTATTGTCGTATCTTCTAATACCTAGATCTACCGGTTCTCTTTTAACCATTACGCTAGGTGCGTATCTGTGTTTATTGCAAGCCATTAAAGCAAGCCCAGAACTAATAGAAGCATCGTGTGTTGTTCTATTGTTTATATTAAATCTAGCCCAGTCTTCTAACGTTCTTTGAAAATATACATCTCCATATCCTGTTTCTTTTAATCCAACAAAATCTTCTATATAAGTTTCAATTGCTGAAGCGTGTGCTTGTTTAATATCTTCACTTGAATTAGGTATTCCACCTATTTCTCTTTCTGTTACAGATAATTTATTATATTTTTTATCTGGTCTATTCATTGCAAAGCCTCTATAACCTCTACGTTTAAAATAGTATAGTAATCTAGGTTTATTATTTTCTGCTAATATTGGCATACCGTAAAACACGCAAGCCATTAATACATCTTCAAAAAATATCTCAGCCGTTTGTGGACGAGCGATATATTCTAAGAAAAAATGATTTGGAGGTACGTCTTCCATGCTAAACTTAGTTAAACCATGTAAAGATCCGTTAGATCCTCTGTTGTCTACAGTACCTGATATATCATATGGATCACAACCAAAAGCACCACAGTGCTCGTTACCGGGATAGTATATACCGTTTTTAATAAAAACTTTATTTTGTAAATTAATAGGTGGTATCCAAGTTACTAAAAATCTTCCACTATTATTTGGAACAAATATAACCTTACTATTTTGATCTCCGTTTTCCCATTGAAAACTTCCTTTAGTTACATTAGTTGTATTTTTTAAATCTTCATTATAATCTATTTGTTGGTAGATTTTAGTTAGATTAAATAAAGACTGTTTAGATTCATCTCTGAAGGCATGTTTAGTAGTACGTGGAAACTGTCTGTAAAATTCATTTAATCCATCTTGATCTTCCTTAAGACCTTCTACTTCATTATTCCAGTATTCAATAACCCCGATTTTGATAGGTAAGCCGTGAGGTCCTTGAACTGGTTTGGTTGGAGTGTCGAAGACAGGAAATCCGTAAGAATCAATGTATCCTTCGTAATTCCATTCCATAGGAATGAACAAAGAATAGAGTCCCGAACGAGTTTGTCCATTTGCATTTCTTTTGTTAACATTTGAGTCATCGTATAGTTTTTTAAAATTATGACCACCTTTGTCTAAAGCGTTTGATGTTGATCCCATCATACATTTTCCTATAATCCTAGAACCTAGTCTAAGAGTAGTTTTTGTAACTCGCCAGTTGTTTAATATGTTATTTGGTCTTTCCCATTTACCCGACTCATCATGAACTAATAGTTTTAGTTTCTCACCATCATAAGCATTGTCACCTGTATTTTTCCAATCAATTGTTGTATCTAAACCTGCGAGATCTTCTTGCTTATCTGTAGATACTATAGATCTTCTTGTAAACTTAGAAGCTGGCACACGATATGCTAACTCTGTCTTAGGTCGATCCATACCATCTTGTATTGGTTTAAAGAAGAAAGGATAATTAACTGATATTGGTACAACTTTATCGGTAAACATTTTCTTAGCATCAGCACCTGATTTTGATAATATACCAAAACGTGCATCAGTAGATATTGTAGCCATGTTAACACATTCGCCAGAAGCCATGAATGAAAAACCAGAACGTCTGTTCTTAAGATATGACATACCATAACATCTTATATCTGCTACACATGCAGCCCAAAATATAAAAAATAATCTATTTGATTCTCTAAAATCTGGTTGGCCAACATCAATTTTTGACCATTGTAAATACATATAATGAGTACCTGTTATATAAGTAGGTTTACTTTTGTTGATATACCAAAAACCTTCTTCACGTCTTCTAAACTCTTCATCAATGTAATCGTAATATTTTTCTTTAAAGTCTTCAGGATATTCTCTCCAATCAAAGACTGTTTTTATTCTTTTTAATTCTTTTGGATAATGAAAAGGCATCCATTTGTTTTCTTCAAACTCATGAATATCTTTAGTTTTAGGTAGAGCTATTTTTAAGTTTTGTATTTCATATATATCTCCAATTTCACCAGTTCTAGATATAACAATCATATCGTGATCATCATTGTATCCATACTCCCATTTTTTATACCTATTCATTCTTTTAAGAATTTTAGGTTTAATGTAATCGGGTAATATCTTATATAAAGTTTGTGTGTACATTATTTAGATCTTCCTTCAGCAAAACCACGGAACGTAGTTTCTTTTTTAACTTCTTTAGGTTTTTCTTCTAACATATTTTGTTCTTCTATAATACGATTGTGTATTTCAAAAGCATCAAATATGCATAGTTTTTTTGTAGCTGCAGCGTTTTTAAGTCTGTCAGCTGATATATCTTCGCTTGAATCTATAATAGCTTCTTTAGCAACTTTAATAAGTTCCTCAACTGCTATGTGCCCAGCTCGGATTATATTCAACTTCGTTTCCTTCGTGTTCATACTTTATAACAATATCATTTGATTTCATACAATAAAGACGTTGATCGTCTATAATAAATTCCCATTCGCCGTTAGGTGTATAACCTACGACATCTCCCTCATTGATTCCTAGCGCTTCTAAAGAGCTATTACCTATTTTTAATATACCAATAAGCTTTCTTTCTTTATCTGACGTTAGATAATTGTCATTTTTTAATGGCATTATAAAACATCTTTCATTAAAAGATTTCCAAGCTTTATTTTTTTTATATAAATAAATTTGATCTATCTGACAAAAATATAAATTGTCATGAAAGAAAGATCTACTTTTTTTTCTTTTTCCTTTCATATCATAAAAAGTTCTAAACACATTATGATGCATAACAATTATATCTCCTTTTTCAATAGATGTATTGTATGCTTGTGGTGTTTGAACTACAATAGCTAGATTATTAACTGATTTAAAAGACTCTATTTTAGTATTTAAAACAAGACTTTTATCACCTATGTTTACTTCATTACTGTATTCATTACCTAGAGGTTTTACAATAAAGTCATATAAACTTTTCATTAATATTCTAAATCATATTCAACTGATATAGCCATGTTGGAATTAAATTTCTTCCATGGCAATATCTCGTTGTTTTTTTTAATATGAATATTATAAGAATTATCTAGTTCTGTAAAAAGTATATGAGATATTTCATGACCTCCATAAACCTGTTGGCCTACTGAGTAATGCATAGCATCATTTTTGTAATCAGAACCGATACTTATTTTTCTAATATTATTCTTCATCTTCTTTTTCAACATCAGTATAACTGCCGTCTGAAAGATCTATGTTTACTTGACCATACTCGTCTTCAAGTTCTTTTTTAGTTTCGTCTACTTCTTTTGAAATTTTAAGAACATCTTTAACTAAGTTAGTTTTTTGAACTTCTAAAATACCTATGTGTTTTAGAGCTTCAGATAACTTATTTTGTTGGTCTGTTACTTTTTTTAACTGTTCTTCAGTTATCATTGCTTTTACTGATTCTTCTGCTTTTTCCATGTTGATTTAATTTAATTGTTTATGTTATATATTCTTAGTTATATAGTCACCTATATATTAGTTATTTACCTTCCTACTATTATGTCAGCTTCTACTAATCCTCCTGCAGCAATTGCCGTAACGTAATCTACAGCTACTGGTAATATTGATCCAGCAGGAATTCCTTTAAATTCTATTGCTTGAGCAGAAACTGGTACGCCATCGTTTACAGCTGTAATAACCGCTGTAGCATCTACAGCACCTGCACCTCTACCTCCTTCAACAATTGTTATTATATCTCCTGGGTTATAACCTGATCCAGGAGCAACAATTGTTAAGCTTTGTATTACACCAGCAGCTTGAGCTATGGTTACAGTTAAACCTTGAGCCATATTATTAGAGCAAGTTGTAGCAGCTGTTATGTTAGTATATAATGTACCACCATTTACTGGAAAGACATCACTAATGCTATTAACAGAAGCTAGATTAGTTCCTGGTAATATGACAGATATAGCACCTGACACACCAACGTATAATACAGATCCGTTTAAGTTTGTTCCTAGTACTCCTGTTTGATTTTGAAAAACCCAAGCTGGTAAAGCATTTGGAGTGCCTACTAAACCTGTTAAAGGCATAGTTCTTCCTATAATGCCATCATTTGTTGGAAATTGTCCCATTTTTTATATTTTTTATTTGTTACTTATTGTTTTATATTTTTCAACTCCACGTGACCCAAAATAAGCTACGTAAACCGTGGTTACTAAAGTTTTTAGTAAACCTATCCATTCTTGTTCTACTGTAAAAGATATTTCATGATGACTATCAACCCATATAAAAGCTATGGTCATTATAGATAAAAATATCAAACACATCGGTCGAGTGTTTTTACTAAGCCATGAATCTGATTTCATATCGCTAGCCCAGCGTTTTGAGATTTCTTGCATCTCTATCATATCTTGTTCTAATAACATTAATGCTTTTTCCTTAAACTCTGTAGGCAAGTTTTCGTCTTTAGTTATTAAATTTTTAATTAAACTAAAAACACCAGCATCTGGTAAAATATCACCAGCTATATCTAGTATATTAGGCGCAACTTCTTTTAGAAATTTACCTACTTTTGTTTGGTTAAATTTT